CTACTGAATATAAAGCGAGGATGGGGGTTGAGGTTCCTTTCGCGGCTCCATTGATGCAGGCGCGCCAAGAGGAAACTGGAGAGTGGATTAATCCATTTACTATAGCTACAGAGCAACAGGGTTCTGTTTCCCCCTTCTTCAATCACAATGATGTCATGGCATGTGCTCAGCAATATCTCGCAGATACTACAGTTGACCCGATGTGGCTTTTTGGCGTTCGTAATTATAGCATGGAGGATGCCATTAACGGGTGTGATGGGGTCGATTTCATAGATCTCATGCCTATGTCTACGTCAGGTGGTTTTTATTACCCAGGAGCTAAGAGGAAATATTTTACTTTCTGTGAAGAGACAAATAGATATGTTCCTGATGCTGACATTGTGGACCATGTTAAGGCCATGGAGCTTGAGTATGCTAATGGCAATAGGTGCTATCCCGTTTTTAATGCTACTCTTAAGGATGAGCCTTTAAAGTTGTCCAAGGTTTTGTCTGGCAGGACCCGTGTTTTCACTGCTAGCGACATTGTCTTTACAATCATTGTTCGTATGCAGTATTTGGGTATTTGCAAGGCCGTTATGGAGAACAACTTCAAGACGGAATGCGCTGTTGGGATGAACCACTATAGAGATTGGGACACCCTTTATCGGTATCTCACCAAACACGGTGAAGACCGTATGGTAGCTGGAGATTATGGCAACTATGATAAGAGCATGCCACCAGTTTTCATTTTGGCCGCTTTCTGGGTTCTAGATCAATGGAGGTCTTTCCATATGCCACTGAGTCCACATGCTCGGGCTGTTTCAACAGGCATTGCCACAGATGTGGCATATCCTTTGGTCAACGTCAATAAAGAGCTGATTCAGTTCTATGGTGGGAATCCTTCAGGTCACCCTTTGACCAGTATTGTTAATTCTATCGCCAACTCTCTATTCATGCGGTTTGCGTGGCTGAAGATAGGGCTTCCTCTTGATCGATTTCGATTTAGCGTTTCCTTGATGACGTATGGAGACGATAACACTTTCGGGTCGAGTGAGGACGAGTTTAATCACACTGCCGTGTCGAATGTGTTGAAAGCGCATGGTGTTCAATATACCATGGCTGACAAGACTTCTGCGAGCGTCCCTTTTCTTCACATCAGAGATATCGATTTTCTCAAGAGAGGGTTCGCCCGTGTTCAAGGAAGGATAGTAGCACCTTTAGCACTCAAGAGCGTTGATAAGAGCATGTGCCTCTGGGTTGCTAAAGACACCATATCTGAAGAAGAGCGCTTAGCCCAGTGTTATAGGGCCGCCCGCAGAGAGTGGGCTCTTCATGGAGAAGAGGTTTTCAACAGGAATGTTGGTGTCATGAGAGACTTGTTGGCCCTTGAAGACTTTAGTCCAATAGGAGACTATCTTGATCAAGTTTATGATAGAATGGGCTTTGAGGACTTCTTTGATTACATGTTTGAGGACTATGATAATGACGATGGTTCTGTTGGATTGAGCACCCAGGCGGTTTGGGACTCATCCGACGACATGTAGAGGCCCCTAGCGGTAGCCCACCGCTATATAAATAGGGTAAATGGTGGTTTTCCACCCCTTAAGGAAAGTAACCAAGTCCTTATTGTATAGTAGGTAATCGTACTTTGCACCTCATCTAGGTGGAGGCAGGCGCATACGGTTCTGTTAACCACTGTTAGAGTGTTTATGGTACGTACTTGTTAGGGGGTCACCCTAGCCCTTGGAGGCGGAAAATCCCTTTCACAC